GATATTACAATGCAATACAGAGGTAGAAAAACCCCAAGTAATTGTAAAACTGACTCTGTCTATCATATTTACTTTCCTAAAGTTAGATACAGAAGAAGCTCACATGCTGCACAGGTAAAAAAAGAAAAAGATTTTTTTGATGAAAGTAGAAAGTTTAGTGGCACAAGAAGAGCTCATATTAGACGTTTAGTAACGGATCAAAAACCATCTAAGAAACAATTACTGTTAGCTAAAAGATTAGATATATGGATACCTGATGGACATACATTTGTTAGAGAATCCGAATGGGGCAGCAACATGACGAAAAGAGAAATACGTTATAGAAACACTGCTTTAAATGGTTTGTTTTATTATGACAGCAGAGAGTTAACAGAAGCTGAAAAGATAGATCAGTTGGGTCCACTTGGTTTTGAAGAATACTGTAGGGATTATGTTAAAAAATTAGGTTATGAGGTTAAGACTTGTCAAAACTATGACGGAGGTATAGACATTAGGGCTATGAAAGTATTAGATAACTTAGATACAGAATATCTAATGGTTCAATGTAAACATTGGAAGACACCTATACCACCTAATGAGATGAGGGCTTTCAAAACAGCTTGTGACGAAGAACAATCTAACTATAAAAAAATTAAAATGTTTATAACTTCATCTAGATTTAGTCCGTCAGCTAAGGAGTTGGCTAACAAACATGATATTATAATGGTAGATGGAGATAATTTGATATCAAGAAAGGAGAGTAATGGCAGCTAAAGAAAAGATAATAACTATCAAACCAAAAGGTGCAACACCCAAACAATACAGTGCATTTTTGTTAGAGTTAAATTTAATGAAGCGAGCTTGGAAACCATATGGTGTAGACTTACAAGTTAGTGCACCAGGTCTTAGAAATATTATAAGATGGGGAACGAATGCTTACTCAAAGCCAATTAGACAAGATAGCTAATTTATATAACAAGACTAAAGAACCACGGTACAAGGACCAGTGGTACAAGGAAGTGAGAAAGAATTATGGATCTAATAATATTAAACGATGGAATGTATCAGTTGATAAGTGTTACAAAACAAATGATGGAAGGAATTGAAATCATATCTAAGGTTGATTGTTTTGATTTATGTGACATACTACGATTACATTTAACCACGTATCATGAACCACCATTTAATGTTCATGTGATGAAGGATGGAACAGGTGATTTTATTGGCTGTATTTGTAAGTAGTCTTTTACTACTACCCGCTATTATTATGTTTTGGATCTGGGATCAAGAAACACCTACCCTAAAGAGGGAAAAATAAGGATAGGTGATGATGAGAAGATAAAACCTCACTAACATAATTAAATTACCCTGTCAACTTTACACGAAAATTTTGTATAGACTTCCATACTATTAACCCATTCTGGGTCAAGTTCTGTTAATATTTTATGCGAATAATCATAACCATAAACTATGCAGCTATGGTAATCTTCAAATAATTTTTCTTTAGTAGGTATAACTTTACATTCATTCTGTACTACCCCCGAACAAAAAACCATTAATAAAATAAATTTCATTGACAATCCTACATTATAAACTATAAATTATTTAATTATGAAAGGAAACAAGCATGACAGACATGAATAAATATAAAAATGTTTCGCTTCAAAAAGAAACATACTCTATTTTAGAGAAGTTGTCTAAAGTATTACTGCCCGACGGCAAATTGTCTATATCAAAAACAATAGAAGTATTAGCAAACAAGGAAGCGAGAAAATTAAATGGTAAAATTAAAACTAAATCGGATTAAAAGAATAATTTGTACCGTTTGTAAAGGAAACGGATACATTAAAGCGAAAGGACATGATGGGAAAGATAAGATAAACCAATGTTTTGCGTGTGATTCAGAAGGAGAAGTCTATCAAACTGTTTCATCCAAACAATTTGTTGGTAACGGTAATAGCAGCCGAAGCATAAATTAATGGAAGAAAAGAATTTAGCTTATATAGCTGGTTTGTTTGATGGCGAGGGACATATTCAATACAAACAATACATGCGTCAACGAAAGCATAACATTAAACCTTATCCAACTTGGTCAATTAGAATGGAAATGGCAATGACAGATCAATCTATTTTAATTTGGGTTTGTGAAACTTTGGGAGTTGGAACTGTTGGAGAGAAAAGATATAAGACAAGGTACTCAAAAACTTGGAAAAAACAATGGCGTTGGAGGTGTTGTCACCGTGATGCTTATTATGTTTCTAAACTTTTATGGCCTTTTGCTCACATAAAGTTAGATGGAATACAAAAAATAATAGCTCATTACGCTAAGAAAAAAATAAAAGTTAAAACAAAAAACGAAGTAATAGATTTTAATTATTACAAATTTTGGAGAGAACACAATGTCAAAGAAAAAGAAAAAAGAAAATAACCCACAGATAGAAGTCAGAACTTTTAATTGGGGTCCTTGTGTCATAAAACTTAAGATACAAGATGATTTTAAAAAAGTGTTATTAAGTGAGATTAAAAAATCTAAAGAAGACTATAGACACAAACTTGCGGGTCAAATAGAAAAAGAAATAGGTTATACTCAAGAGTCTAGAGATAAAATTATACCTTATCTTGCACCATACTTAGGTATTTATGATCAAATGTTTCAAAAGTATCAAGGAAAGTTTTACGATTCAAAACCAGAATACGCACTAACGGCTCTTTGGTGTAATTTTCAACGTCAATATGAATTTAACCCACCACACGATCATGATGGTAAATTATCATTTGTAATATATCTATCCGTGCCTGATCCTTTGAAGAAAGAAAACGAAAAGTATAGTGGTAAATCTTGCGGACCCGGAGGCATACAGTTTATGTATGGTGAAGGAATTAGAGATTGTATTACTTATATGTCTTACTTTCCTAAAGACTGTGAGATGTTTATCTTTCCTGCGTGGTTGAAACATTGGGTTAGTCCGTTTGACTCTGATTGTGTGAGAGTATCAGTCAGTGGCAATGTCCACGACTCAGCGCCCTTAAATCAAATTAAGAAAGGAATGTTAGTTAAGGAATGAGACATTTGTTTGAAACATGCATCGATGTGGGTAGTGGTTTGCTGCTATCGACACTAATACAGTTGTTCATTTTTCCATTTTTTGATATGTACCCAACAGTTCTTGAAAGCTTCCATATAGCTGTAATCTTTACGGTAATTTCTATATGTCGAAGTTGGTTTTGGAGAACGATATTTGGTAAACGGAGAAGAGTATGAAGCACAGTAATAAGTATCAATATGTTCGAGGTAGACAAATCGATGAACACGGATCAAGGACCTATGATGTAAATGGTTCTAGACTTCCGTCAGTTACTACGATATTAGGAGCCACCAAAAACCAAGATTTTTTAAAACAATGGAAGGCCAAAGTTGGAGAAGCAGAAGCAGAGCGAATCAAAAACTATAGTAGTAGTCGGGGGACAGCTATGCACAAATTCTTGGAACATCATGTACTCGGAACTAACATCGTTGATCTTACGAGGATTGGACAAGAGGCGCGTCCCATGGCCGATAAAATTATTGAGATGGGTCTTACACCTGTTGAAGAGTATTACGGCTCGGAAGTCACTTTGTATTATCCTGGGTTATATGCTGGGTCTACTGACCTCGTTTGTAGTCATAATGGTAAAGAATCTATTGTAGACTTCAAGCAATCTAACAGACCTAAACGAAAAGAATGGGTTGAAGATTACTATTTACAAATTGCTGCATATGCCATGGCACACGACCACGTTCACGGATCCCAGATCCGTCAAGGTGTGATCATGATGTGTACGCCAGATTTATATTACCAAGAATTTATAATCACGGACCATGAATTAAGGAGCTATAAACATAAGTTTTTGAAGAGATTGGACATGTATCATGAGCTCAAGTTTGATGAGAAAGAACAACACAACACGGAAAAAGAAAACGAAGAATACTTAAAGGAGTTAGAAAGGAAGCTATGACGGATCAAACAAGATGGGGTATAGATCAAGTGCAGCAAGAGAATAAGGCCAAGGCTCACGAAGCCCAAAAAGAGATGAGAGAAGAAGTAAAAGAATATGTTGGTAAATGTGGTATTTTTCAGCTACAAAAAATGTACCAAAAGATGAAGGACATGAAAAATGAATGACAATTTAAAAAAAGTTCTAACTGCAAGGTACAATGCAGAGATAGAAGACGCAAAATACAAGATAAAATGTTACAGTGAACACGAGCTTTTGATACCTGAACACCCTGATATTACGGCAGAAGTTGACAAATTATTACAAAAAATGTCCGAATCCCATGATAAATTAGCGGTTATTGAGCTACATTATGGCAAAAAAGAGACAAAAAAAGAATTACTATAGTATTATTTTACAGATTTAAAAAAAATTTTTTTATTTCATGAAATAAAGTGTACTTTGTGTACTTTTGATCGTTTTTCAGCATAAAATATAGCGTTTTATGGGACAAATTATGGTACACTTTTTGTTTTTTGGTACACATTAATATGTACCAATACAAAATCGCTATCGCGCGCACGAACAATATTTTAAATTAATCAATCTGTGATATAAACCTATACATGCCTAAGAAAAGAAGAAAAGCTATCACCACTGAGACAACTCCTGATATACCTTTTCAGAAGGTCAGAGTGGAGTGGGTCGATTGCGTAAGTGATTCTGGCTGGGCTAGTGAAAAAGAATTTAATAAGATGAGATTAGCTAAACCCATTAATGAAGGTTGGTTATACTCTAAAGATAAAATTTCTATAAAATTATTTGCATCATACGACAAAGATGAGGATGGAATTAATTTTGGGGATCGAACTATGATTCCTCGTCAGTGGGTGAAGAAGATTCAGAAGATATAACTTCACCTTCTATTTGTTTTGCATTAAGGATTGGTTCGTAATCTTCTAATATTTGTTTCATTTTATTTTCTAATTCTTTTTCGGATAGATCCTCTAACTTACCTGTTTTAATTATTTTTCTATCGATATACAATCCTGCAGCTTTTCCTCTATTAGCTTCAGCATTTACTGCTGATGAAAACGATCCTTTCTTTAGTGCTGCCTCTCGTAATCTTGCAAGTTCTGCAACATGGCCTTCGTAAGTCACTTCATGTTTTCTTAATCTTTCTTCTTTTAGTTCTCCAATATGTTTCACTACGAGTGGAGACAATCTTGGGTTGGTGAGCTCCGAACCTTCTTGTCTAGCTCTTTTTGGAGAATAACCTGCCCTAAGTGCCGCCTCAGTTTTTGTAACTGGACCATTTTCATCACCGAAAACCAGGAATTCTGCAAATCTTTGTTGCATTTCAGTTAATCTCTTAGGTACGCCCATAAGTTGACAATTTAGGGTAACTCTCCTATAAAGTCAAGAATGAAAGTTTACAAGGGAAATGTGGTCTATTCTAATTTAGAACGAGAAATAGAAAGATTAAAATTAGATAAAAGAAAACTAGAAAAAGTTAATAATAAGCTTAAAAAGGAGTTAAAAGATGTTCGTAAAGCACTTACAAGAGTACCTAGATAAATTCACTGAAGGATCCAACGGTATGAGGGGAAACGCAGTCAGTAATGCTAGAATTTACATCATGACTTCTAAGGGTTATTTAGAAGAAATTAAAAGAATTGAAGTTCATGAAAGCAATAATCCAAAAGACACATCAATAAGGGTAGTTTTAAAACCTAATACAGAGGAAAAATTAATATTACCTCAAGGCTACATTAAAGATTACTAGGGGCATGATATCTTACACTACCACGCCCCCATACTCATTTTAGGAGGATATATCTATTGGAAATACAGAGTTAGAGTCTTCGTTATCTTTATCCTTTCTCCATTTTTCAAACTCTACTTTGTCTTTTTCATCCTTATCCCATTGAGTTCTTAAAACTTGCATGGTTGTATCTTCTATTTTTTTAAGACCTTCTTTGGTGTCAACTAAAGTAATTATTTTTTTAATTAAATCTAATTTATCTTTTTCCATCTTTCTTACCTCCTTTCTAATAACAATCTGAACAATACTCTCTGTTTGATTGGCTATGATTTTTGTATAAATAATTATTACACTTCTTAGCCTTACAAATAATAGTTCCTTTTATTAATTTTTTCTTTTCTTCTTTCTTTTCAATCTCTATTAATTCATCAAAAGTTTCATTTCCTTTCAACTCTACACCACAAAAGGATTTTAATTTTTTAACTTCCTTATGGTTTATTTTCATATCAATACCCCAACCAACTTTTTACATCTTTTGTTTTGTAAACTTTTTTTCTTCCTAAAGTTTTAAAAAAGTCTTCCAACTCATCTAAGTTTCCATGTTGCTTGATTATGAAAACTGCTCTTTTAAGTGTTATTGTTATTGGTTCCATTTTTTTTCTTCCTTTCTAACTTTAATTTATATTTAGTATGATACACTCCACCCACACAACTCAAAATATTTCTCAAAGTTTGTTCCATGAGCCATTTTACATTATCTTGAGTTGGTAAGTTTTTTTTCATTCTAAGTCCTTTATAGTCCTATTAATAGTAAAATCAATAATTTTCTTCATTACAGATCCTCAATTAAATGGACTATAATTATCATTAATAGGCATACAAAACCACCTACACCCAAAATCATTGGTACATACCACCACTCCATTATTTATCTCCCACTAATCTTAATATTATTAATACAATTACCGTCGCAATAAAAAACCACTCCATTATTTCAACACTCCTTTCTTCTCTTTTACATAAGTTGTTAGTTCATCAAATAAAGCACTCAAACAAAAGTCCCCTAAATCCCCACTGTTTAAAGTGTGTATTTTTCCGTTTGGGTCTTTGATCTCAATTTTAAGACTTTCCCACTCCCATTCATTTTTTTTATTTTTCATTTTTTACCCTCCGTTAGTTTTTTTATTATTGATAATAACATTTTAATAATAGTTTTAGATGAACCATCATAATTTTTTTGTGCAATATCCACATCATCTAATAACCAATTAGTTAAAAAGTCTTTTTCTTTTTTAGTTAGTTTCATATCTTTGCTCCTTTCTATTCGACCCTCATTATTTCGATGTCTTGCATCATTTCATCAACTTGATATTTTTCTCCAAGTTCCATTTCTTTTAAATCTTTAATGGTGTCATTGTCATATTGATAC